GGATTGCCAGACACAGAACAATATAGTCAAGCAATTGATCCATTTATATTAGGTGGTGCTGCATTTACAACTGCTGGACTTGGAACGTTTATTGGTAAGAAAATTTACGATCGATACAAGCCAGACGACAAAACACGCCGAATTAAAGCAATTAATAAAATGACTGCTGATTATCGTGCGCAAGGCATGGGCTACAGAGAAGCCCAAATGGCAGCAGGCACAAAGGCAAAAAGATATAGTAAATTTGCTCAAGTTAAGAAGTGGAAGGTTATTGGTCCTTTGTTACGAGGCGCAGCAAAGGCTGTTCCTGGACTTGCTGCAGCAGACATTGCATTTGAAATTAGTAGAATGTCTGGATATGTTGCTGACAATTCCACTGGAAAAATGAATGATGAAGAGTTTAGAAAAAATATGGTTGGCAGTTATGCTGAACTCATCTCAACAGTTGGAGTTGGTGGACTATCAACGGCATTAGGCGGTATTGTAGGAACAGCAGCATTAGGTCCACTTGGAACAATGCTTGGTATTGCAGGTGGTGGGCTTGTTGGTTTAATTGCAAGTTTGGCAGTTGAAGAAGAAGATTTAAATGGGCTTGCTGAAAGATTATTTGATTTGATCCACAAAGATAAAACGCCACCATCAAAACCAACTGCGGCTCAACCACCAACAACACAAACTCCAGAATCAACACCACGACGTGGTGGTCCTGGTAGTCGTCGTGGTGTGACAATTAGTGATAATGCTAAAAGCCAAGTTGCTGCAGCACCTGTTCTTAAAACATCCAGACCACTATTAGAATTTATCGGAAGTGTGGAATCGAAAGGAAATTACAACGCTGTGAATTACACAGCAACTCAACTTGGTTATCCAACATCAATTGATTTAACAAGTAAAACACTCGCTGAAATTCTTGCTTTACAATCGCAAATGATTCAAGATGGTGCTGCAAGTAGTGCGTTGGGCAAATATCAATTTTTACGAGACACATTGAGTGAAGAAGCAAATTCTATGGGTCTTGATCTAACAAATACAAAATTTGATCCAGCAACGCAAGATAAAATTATTGAGCATCGTTTAAACAGATTCCGTGGAATGGATGCATACCGCAAAGGATTGATCACACCAGTTCAATTTGCAAAACAATTGTCAATGGAATTTGCATCTTTCCCAAATCCAGAAACTGGTAAATCTTACTATGAAGGTGTGGCTGGGAATAAATCCCTCATTGCATTGAATGATGTTTATAAAGTCATTGGTGCAAGAGAAAGCGAAATTGATCCACGAGTTAGACTCGCGCAAGCACCACCAGAACTTCCACCACGCGCTCAAGTTGTTGAGCAACCACCTGCTGCTCCAGTTGCAGAACCAGTTAAAGAAGAAAACACAGAAACTGCAATCACTGCAAGTGCAGCAGCAATTGCAGCATCAAAGTTAAGCACAGCAGTTGCTTCAATGGGTTCTAGATTAAATCAAATGGAAAAGCGATCCAAACCTGAAGAACCTTATTATGTGACAAATCCAGATCCTTCTCTGGAAGAATACAGACTTGCATAAAAAAGGGGGGCTTTCGCCCCCCCTGAAAACAATAATAGTTTTCTAAAGAAAATTACTCTGCAGCAAGTTTCTCAAAGAATGCCATGTCATCATCTTCGACAGTGACATCTTCAGCAGTGACTTTCTTGGCAGGAGCAGAGCGAATCACAGGAGCGGCTGCTTCCTCATCATCAACTCGCTTGGCAGTTGCACCAGCAACACCACCAGCGCCAAGAACCTTATCCAACTTCGCCTTGAGTTCATCATAGGACTTGAAGTTATCAGGCTTCAAGAAATCCTTGAGTGAATGTGCAGACTTCCAGACCTGCTCAATCTTCGCATCATCGCCATTGAACAACGCAGCAGGAGATTCAAACTCCGACTTGTCGTAGTTACGATAGCCTTCGACGTTACGAATCTTGACCTTAAAGTTTGCACCCTTCCAGAAATCGAAAGGATTCATTGGAGTCTCATCAGCAAACTGAGGCTCAAGTTGTTCCTTGATCTTATCGAAAATCTTCTTTCCGAACTTGTAAAGGAAAACCTTGCCTTCATTCTGCGGACGCTTTGCGTCAGAGATCACAAGAACGTTTGCGATGTATGTCAACTTGCGCTTCTGCTTACGAGCAATTTCCTTGTTGGCTTCAATGCCAGAATTCCAAAGAACTGTGTTGTACTCAGAAACAGGGTCAGTTTTGCCAAGAGTTGTGAGAGAATTCTCAATGTACCAACCACCTGGACCTTGGAATCCGTGAGACCAGATTTGAACCCAAGGAAGACCATCTTCACCGTCGACTGCTGGAGTGTCAAGGAAACGAATTACTGCGTATCCATTGCCAGCGGCATCAACTTCTGGTTGCCAAAAACGATCATCAATGTTCTTGTTACCACCATTACCTGCTGAAGATGCTTCAACTGCCTTCTTCAATTTGTCAAGGGATGAACCCTTCTTAAGACTTGATAGACTCATTTGTATTCTCCGTATAGCGTTGTATTAATGTATATCGACTTGTCCACTTTCTTCATTACCATATCATTATATAGCACAATTACTTACAAGTAAAGTTTTTTAAAATTGTATCCTCACCTCTAGACAAAAGTTTGTATCCAAGTTTTTGTAGAGACATGATGACACTATCAACCTCACCTGCATTCGAAAGCACGTTGCTTTCAAATTTAATCTGTTCGATTTGAATCTTGTTTGCCTGAATGCAATTGATAACACTCCTCAAGATGATACAATCATGTCCTTCTGTGTCAATTTTTAAATTCTTGATAGAAGTTACGTCATATGTTTTGAACAGTTCATTGACTGAGATTAACGGCACAACAACATTTTTAAACACATAATTCGGATTCAGTTTGTTTTCAGTAACAATTCTTTTTGCAGTTGGATGATAATTTCCAATGCTGCTGCAACCCCTCAACCACCAAGGCAGTTTATATTCCTCGATTAAATGTTCTGGAATATAAAAACAGCTGATGAAACCAGCACAATCTGAAATCGCAGCGTTTACATAGGTCACATTAGGTTTTCTTGGCAGTTTGTCCAAATAATATTTCAGAGGCTCAACGCAGATTCCGCGAGCATTCTCATCACAACTTTGAACTTCTGTTTCAAAGTCACCTGTTCCAATTTCAATAAAATCGTAATGCATTAGACTAATGTTTCTTTAGTAAGTGTCTTATATTTCTCAACATTGACATTCAAGAATGATCCATACTTGCGAATCTTTCGTGAGATTTTAGGATAAATGATATCGTCGGAAATCTTCTTATCCCAGATCTGAATAAAGTTGAAGATGTTATTGAGGATAACCATCGTCTCAATCGTCACATCTTTTTGAAGAAAAGCAACCAACAGTTTTGGAAACTGTCCATCTTCAACTCTAAACAGATCGTTAAATGTTTCTTTTGTTGCAATTTTTTGCAAATCGTCAACATAGATCTTACTCATCGAATCTGTGATTCGCTTCCATTCTCGATATGTTTGCTCAGCCTCTTCTTCAAGTAGACTTTTGGTCCAATTACCGTCACTGTATACAAAATTAGAAACCAGAAATGGAACCATCTCATCGTCGCGATACTTGCGCGCAAGACGGTGAAATAGAAACTTATCACGCCGTTTCTGAAATGCGTCAACAGACACTTTAGTTTTGCCATCATAGTGAAAGAAATTATATTGTTCGGAAGTAAAATGTAACTTGATGGCTTGATAAGTGCAATACAAATCGTAACCGTTCAAAGTTGTCCTCGCTTTGCTTTCTCAAAAAGAGCGCGCATCTTTTCTTGAGTTTCTTCGTCAATCTCAAAATCTTCTTTATCCTTTTCTTTTTCGTCTGCTTCATTCACTGCCTTCACAAGTTCAGATGCGCTCTGTGTTCCTGTGAATATTGCAGGAAGAAGTAGCCACCAAAGAGACGATTTAGTGACATAAATCATTACACCAGTGAATGACCACACAAAGATATTCCAAATTAACAACTGCCAACTCATATCGGTAACTTGCTGCCTCGTGGTAAAAATCTTAGATCCATTGCTTCGCTTTCAATGATACCCTTTAGTGAATCATTAATCAACGTTGCAGCAACTTCAATCTCAAGATTATTTCTTTCGCAATAACTTGTAACTGCATCCATATGATCAATGCGCTCGCGGAGTGCCATCTCCATGATCATCATTGAAAACTTATTTTTTTCTTCTCGGCTTGCCATGTTATACTTCATATGCATTCAAGGAATTGTTCAACTGTTGAGTCACACGAATAAATGTCGCTCGCTTACTCAACTCCTTCAATTCACTTGCTCCAACATAAGTGCATGCTGAACGTAGTCCACCAAGAATATCCTGCAGTGTTCTACTCACTTCTCCACGATATGGAATCTCTACTGTCTTTCCTTCACTGGCGCGATAGTTTGCAACACCACCATTATGAAGATCCATTGCAGTGTCTGAACTCATACCATAGAATTGATTTGTGCTCATTGGAGAAGCACCGCCTTCTTTATGTCCAGCAAGCATACCACCAAGCATCACAAAATCGGCTCCCGCAGCAAATGCTTTCACAACATCTCCAGGAACGGTGCACCCCCCATCCGCTATGATATGACCCTTGAGACCATGCGCTGCATCAGCGCATTCAATCACTGCACTCAACTGCGGGTAGCCGATGCCTGTCATCTTGCGTGTCGTGCACACAGATCCAGGACCAATACCAACCTTCACAATGTCAACACCAGCGAGAATTAATTCCTCTGTCATTTCTGGTGTGACTACATTACCTGCCATTAGAATTACGTTTGGATATCGTTCACGAAATTTGTGAATAAAATTTACAAATGATTGTGTATATCCATTTGCAACGTCAATACAAACACGAATCAGTCTATTGCCAACAATGTTGTAGACATTATCAAACTTCTGTAAATCTTCGTCACTAATTCCCATTGAATAGATGGTACTGTCAAGTTTCTTTTGTAGATGCTCAATAAGTTTTGTATCAGAATAGTGCTTCGTGAGCGCAACCATACAATGATGTTTATTCAGTGCCTCGTCCATTTGCAGAGTTCCAACACCATCCATGTTTGCTGCAATGATTGGAATGCCGAACCAAGAATTGTAACTTCTAAATGTAAACAATCTTTCAAGTTTTACTTCACTTCTTGAAGAGAGCGAAGAACGTTTGGGTGTAATTAGAACATCTTTATAATCTAACTTCACATCTTCAATAATTCTCATAAAACCTCAACGATAAAATATATGGCGACCAATTTGTACAATTAATTTCTTTTCCTCTGCCCATGCTGGATCAACATAGTCGGCATGGAAGT